AGTATTGGGACAGCACTCATTCAACTCTCTTCGTGTGACAAATCCACTCGTATCCGCCGGCCTGAAGTTCAACCGAAAGTTTGTTCTCATCCGGTGGCTGAATCTCGAAAACTTCCGTGCCCTCCAAGATTCTGTCGCCTGTTCTGGGCTCAACCGTGTCGCCATCGATCACCACTGAAGCAACCGGCAGAACAAAGTCTCGCATTGTGATACTGATCGGAATGCCATTTCCGTCGATAGTCTTGTGTTCAACGTCGTTCCGTCGTGCCGTGATTGCTGCCGATGAATAGATTCCGCGAATGAAGGTGACTGGAACGCCGAATGTTCGATTCAGCATCGGAACCGCTCGTAACTGAAACCGCTGCTCATATAGCGATGGCATCAGCCGCCCCCGGGAGGAATCAGTTTTGTAAACCTGAGCCCCATATGTGGCTTCGATGCCGCCCGCTTCCGTGCCAAATGCTGATCGGCTTCAATCAGATCCTTGATCGGAATGTTTGTCTGTGACGATTTTCCATCGCTTGCGGAACTGATCATGCCAAGGGCCTGCAACTCAATCGCATCCTCAATCGTTGTTGGGGTTTGCTCTGTCATTGTTCGGCCCTTGGAAATTGATCAGTACGACTTAATCGATCAGACATCGAATGCGGTGAAACCGAGATCCTGAACGGTGATATTGCCCGGGCTGTCGTTGGCTGTCTTCTCCATGTGGAACAGGAGCTTGAGAGGCCCCGTCGCGGCATTGATATTGAAAACGCTCGAAGGAAGAACATTCACGCCATTGATGTAAGCCTGAATGTCAGTCCAGTCCGTCAGGTCCCACTGAACCAAAAATGGTGTTCCAGCTGTGAAGTCAACTGTTGAGTCTGTTTCAGCGACTTCTGTCGTTCCGTCGTCAGACTCAAGGTAAATGTTTGTGTCATTGCCGTTGACGTGAACGAACAACGATTCCGCGATTGCTCCGGCATCAGTTGCGTGTGTCCCGCTGGCCATACCGACATTCAGGTCAAACGCAGCGTCATCACCGTTCGTGTTGATGCAGACAAGGGCGTGCAGGATACCCTTAGTTCCTGCAGCAACTCCGCGAGTTGACAGTGCGTCCCACTTCTGAGCCTCGGCTGCGGTGTCGAACACTGCATTGACGCCGTTTCCGACGCTGAACATGTGCCCCTGCGGATTTGCAGTGATTGCCGGAATCGGAATTGCCGAGAATCCGTCTTTGAGTGCTAGCGTGTAGCATGGCTCAACGTTCATGATGACCTTAACGGTCGTTGCTGCACTGGCCGCTGTCTCGAGAACGGTTCCAAGGAAGATGTCGGCTGTGTTTGCTCCAAACAACAGGCTTGCCTTACTTGCTGAGTGGTCCCAGTAAACCTTGGAACCCTTCAGCATGACCATGCTTGTCGTTTTCGCAACGACTGCGATTCCAGAAACCTGAACGGATCCGAGAACGCCGGCTGCGATTCCTGTTGCGGCGTATCCGGCTCGACCATCTGGCAAGCGAATCACTTCGCCTGCTGAGACTGCTGCTGTTGGGGTCCAATCGATCGATTCACCCGCTTTTGAGAATGCTGCTTCAACTGTCATGACTTATGTCCTTGTGAACTGATTGATTGAACGATGCCCACCGAACAGCGGGGAGCGATTACGAACGCTTTTTTGACACTGGCGTCGATGTCTCTGGCACGCCATTCAGTGCCGGTTCTTCCGGAACCGCTTCGATCACTTTCGGTTGCTCGGGAGGCGTGATGTCGACAGCAATCTTCAGGGCAACCAGTTTGGCTCCGAGAGTTGCGTTGACTTCGCCTTCCTGCCCTTCGAAAAGACTGCAGTCGAGCGACTTTGACGGGTTTCGAAGCATCTTGACTATCATTGGTAAACTCGACTGAATTTGTTTTGAAATGCGGGGCTGAACAGCCAGCCCCGCTGAGTCTATTGGCCGTCAGTGATTAGCTGGCCCCGCCGTCAGCACGAACACCACCACGGTATTCCTGCAGCTCAACGCCAACGTCACTGTAGCCACGCATCTGGACGCCCAGGACGTTGAAGTCTGCGTCTGCAGTCTCAATGACTGGCTCAACGCGGCCGTTCAGGGCAACGATTTCAATCACTGGCATGTCCATCGGATCTGCCAGCATGTACCACGCTGCAGCTGAGTAACCGGTGTACAGCGAGTTGTGCATGTACTCACTGGATTCCACTGTGAACCGGCCACGCCACGGATTATCTTCTGGCTCGTTCGTGCTGCCCTTCAGTTTTTCACTGGTCATCAGTGTTCGAGCTTTAGTCTCGAGCGCTGTTGGAACAAGCAGAATCCGCGGAGTCACGCCGAGAGGGTTACCGTCTGGATCTGTCTGGCTCTTGAAAATGATGTTGGTAGCATCAAGCCCGCCAACAGTCATATCAGCCACGCCTTCGTTCACGTTGGCTCGTCCACTCGTGAAGAACGCTGAGTTGTTCAGGAACTTCGTCCAGAAAATCTTGTTCAGCATCAAGCCACCGCCACGCCCCAGCTTTCGCGGAGTGTCGGTCAACGCTCCGAGATCGTCGTTGATGTAGTCGGTTCTGGTAATCGCCAGCATTCGAGCGTAGGTGTCCGCCTTATTGCTGTAGGTCTCTTCCCCGAGCGTACCATGTGAAATCTCGCCGCCTGCTCCGACCTTCTGAAACTCAGTATCACCAGTCAGCGAAACGGTTGTGATGGTCTTGAAGTCCCGAACGCTGCGGATGGCCGCAATTCGCATCGGTGTCATGTCGACCGAATTCCAGCCCTGTCGCAAGAATTTGTTGGCGACGTTGCTGGTAATCGTTCCGATGTTAACGCTGGAGAATCCAGACGCACGAATCGACTGTGGCGTTGTCATTCCAAACGCAGCACGCTGAGCTTCGACTGTCACTCGTGAGGAGTGGCCCGTGCGGTAGCCGTTGGCCTGAGCCCCCAGCAAAATCAACTGATTCAGACCAATCCCGTGAGGGAACTGATCGTGAGCAGCCTGCAACGTCTGATCGTCGTAGATCTTTTCAACGTCTTTGAATCGGCCAGCAACGCAAACAGCTGCTTCGAGAACGCGATTGGTCAGGCGTGTGTCCTGGCGATTGCTCCATGGAGTCGATGGACCGGGGGCACTTGCCTCGAACAATTCCAAACGGAACTTGTCGAGGGACCATTTGGCTTCAATGGCCTGCTCTGCAAGATTGCGGATCGCGTCGATGTTGTGCGGCTGTGAGTCGCACTTGTCGAGGGCGTAGGCCGTGATTGATTCCTGACGTTCACGCTCTGCCTTCACTGCCTCAAATCCGGCAGCAATGGGAGGAACTGTCTTCGGCTTGTTGATGCCGTTGTAGTTCGCCTCAATGGTGGCGACCTGATCGGCGTTGGCGTTGGCAACATCAAGGCCCATCGCTTCAGCCCATGCTTTAATTTCCGGTTTCATTTCTTTCCCCTTGAAGTTGGGTGAAGCGGCAGCAGCCGCAATCGTTACGGTCGTGTTGTCGTCCGCACCATGCGAGACGAAAGCAAAACCTTTCAAAGTGCTCTTGCGCACGATGTATGCAGGCCCAGTGATGTCCTGGCCGTTTACCGAGACCGTTTTCCCGGCCGCGAGTGTTTCAACTTGAACAGGATCCGCCTCAATGCTGGACTGCCACTTGTAGCCGTCTTTTGCGGAGTTAATGACCTCGTCACGGGCGGGCGTCGCTGCGCTGGCTATACCACTCGCCACAAGCTGCCGGCCGTCGTTCGTAACGTCAAAGTTACCGACCCGCTTCGTCTTGTCGTGGTCCAGATTGGCCACCAAAACGTTGCCCTGCTCAACTCCAGCGAGGTCGATGACGACAGGCTGATCCCAGCCCTTAACGGTGACGAGTCCGCCGGTGTAAAACACGGACGTAAATCGCTTTGGCCCTTTTGCGTCCGCGCCTTCGATTGCTGCTGCTTCAATCGTGACTTCTGCGGACATCCCAATGGTTGTGAACGTCTTAGACATTCGCCGGTGCCTCCTGTGGCTGCGTGGTGCTTTCCACCACTGGCTCTGGCGTCTTTGGTTCGAGTTTGAACATGGTCGCAACGTACGGGATAACGTGCTGAGGCATGTTTTGAATCAGTTTGATCATCTTCATCTGTTCGATGCTGATGCCGTAGAAATCCGCTTCTTTCTGAAGCTCATCCTCTGGGTCCAGCCCGCTCGCAACATGCTCTGCGGCAATGTTCGAGCTTCCGTTTTTGAGCCTCTTGTCGGCTGCGTCTGCTTCGGTGCCAATGTCTGCGACCTGATGCTTAGGCCAGTCCCAGATATGTGCTTTCGCGCCTTCGCTGAGTGCATCCGGATTGCCGCCGAGCCAACCATAAGCCACAACCGCCTGATCGAACCAGACAGCGAAAAGCGGATCCAGAACGCAATCGTTGCAGTCTTCTCGATCAACGTCTAAATGGCCGTAATAGGTCTGGTGATCCAGTCGCCCAGATGCGTAGTTGTACGATGATGAATCGCACTTCGCTTTGTTCAGTGGCATCGAGATCGGTCGAGCCTGTTCGCTTACCAATGACCCAACGAACTCTTTGTGAGTCGATGTCGGCTGTTCGGCCTTTGGCTGCCGCATGTCATAGCCCTGTGGCATCCCGATCATCATGCCTTTGGCGATGTCGAGCGTTGACATCGGCGAAACGGTGTCCATTTCGTCTGGAGGAAATGCCGTCGCCAAAAGCAGCGTCACGTTGGCGATATTCTCAGCCGCCTGAACGGTGGCTTCACGATATCGACGTGAGGCAGCTCCGAGATTGAGCGTCGATGTGCAAGCAGGAATTCCGCGGTGCTGTCCAGGACGCTTCATCTTGAACCAATGCGTGACGAATCGGGCCGGAATCTGCTCAGACTTGCCGTAGCCTTCGATTCCGTTTTGGTTTGAGCCCGGGTGCGATTCGAGGAATTCGTACCATTCAGGGTTCCCAAACTCATCAAATTGCATACCGTCAATGCGACCTTTCACCCCGTACGGAAGGTACGGCGTTTGGCATTGCTCAGTTTCATGGAGAACCCAATCGAGCTTTACTTTGTGCTTCAGTTTTTTGTTCTGGCGAGCTACACCCAGCCCTTCACCGTCCTGATGCCGTGCATGTGCAGAACACCACAACTTGCGGCGAAACTGAATCTCTTTGCACCAGTTAAACCAGGCCAGTTCGACCATCCTGTTGAATCCGTCGCTGCCGGTCTGCATTCGCAGAGTCGGCCCGATTCCAATCAGGTCTGTGGCGTAAGTTTGGGCGATGCCGTCCGAGTAACCGTTGTTCGCGACGTCATAACGTGATCGCTTTACAAGCGTGTTGCGAACGGCGAATGAGTTGGCCGAATCAGCATCAAGTGCGTCCGCTGGAGCCCAGTAGTTTTTGAAATCGTCAGACGATCCAGCAGCGTCGTAAGTGGCTGCGATCTTGCGGCGGTTCTGCAACTCGCTGTACTGCGATGCGAACAATTCACCGAGCCCCTGACGCGACTTCCCCGACGTCCGCGCGATGGCTCGCCCGTGTCGATCAAGTATTGCAGGAGGTTGCGGAGATTTGACCATGCCCGCATGATGCGCGGGCAGTAGTCATTTGCGGAAGATGCTACGTGGGTGTTGATTCCATGTGTGGAAATGTCACATCGATCGAACATCAGCTCTATTCAGTCCGGAATCGTTGCACATGATTGCCAGAACGGCCTCAACCATTCCGTAGATCATGCCATCAACATGCCGCTTTCGTTCGCTCGCTACTCGGTATTCGTGGCTCGCATACTCCATGTTGCGGCTTAGTTCGGAAAATCGATACGCCGCCAGCAAGTCATTATCCAAGCGGAGTTCAAAGCGTTTTGACGCCATAACGTCGCCGGTTCCGTCAATTTTCAGCCGAACCAACGCAACATCGATCACTAACAGCTGAGATCGGCTGAAATCTATCGTCACTTCTGCTCTTGAATAAACGGCTTCTGAAGTCACAGCAAATTCTCCTCCCCGTCATCTTCGACATCCTCAACCACAGTTTCCACGCTTCGGATCATCTGCTCAGGCTGCTGCTGCGTCAACAACTTGTGCCCGCAATGTCGGCAGGCTTTGTATCGAAAAGTCGAGACGTGCCCCTGCTGCGTCTTGTACGTTTTGAAATCCGCACACCCGCACTTCGGGCAAACCAACCGGCCGCCAGTTCCTGCTGATCGTGCTGCCATTTCTGCGAGTGTCAACGGTGGCTTTCCTTTCATTTGCCCGCCGCCATTTCTGCCAGCGTGCGGGTTGGTTTCCGTGTTGCTTCGATCTCTCTCAATCGCTCTTCGACCGAACGAGCCACAAGCATCATCGCGAACGAATCCCAGAAGTGATCTCGACGATACTTAGGCTTTCGTGTCTTCGTCGCCCGCTTCCGAAGCTCTGCAAGGTCTGCGGATCCTTCCCGGATGTGTTCTGCCAGTCGCTTGTGATTGATCCACAGGCCCGGCTCAGACGCGAACAGCTCAAATCCATGCGGATCATCCTCCGCCGTCATGAACAGGCCCTCGACCAGAGAATGCCAATGCTCTGCGTTCCAGATTACCTCTGAGCAAATACGCTCCCGGCCTTTGCCTCGGTTGATGTGCCAGTTGTCGCCGATAATCACCTCCCTGGACGGATCGGGCTGGCGATACGACGGCTGCCCTTTGGCCGGCAGGAAGTGGCGAATGCCCTTTTCGGTACAGAATCGCTCCACCGGCTGACTCGCCCAGGTCTTTTTCTCGCCGTCCTCCGACCAGCTGCCCATCCACCCTTTATCGATCAGCGTCAAGTCTGCGAAGTGCAAACCGCCTTCGTCATCCTCGTGGCCCTCCTGTTTCCACTCGGCTGCGAGCCTGCAAAGCCCCTCGTAGATCAGCGTTTCCGCCTGCTCTACGGTCGTTTCGCTGGTTCCGTGGCTCCGAACGTCGTAATCAATGACACGATGCCGTTTGATTGCGTCGCTTGCCATCGTCGAAAAATGCAGCTCGATCTTCCGGACGTCAACGCCTCGGACAATCATCGTCGTCGATTGCTCAGTGAACCCGCGCGGCCTGTCCGATTCCGAGTTCATTACGTGGCCCAGCTCGAGCTTTGATTCAATCACGTCTTCATTCGTGATCGTTTCGTTGTCGAGTTCACATCGGCAGAACATTTCCCCCTTATCGGCCCACTCGTCGAAATAGTTTTGCAAGGCTGAGACTTGGAGTTGTGAACCGTCCTGAAGCTGCTGTCCTTTGAATCGGTGCGTGTTTGAAACGATGGCTCCGGCGTCCATTTCGTTACGATTTGCGAGATAGAACTTGTGCGCAATTCGACCGTACTTGTCTCCTTCGATCTTTCCTTTTTGCCGCTTCCGGACGTATTCCATCCATAAATCAAATCTGTCCGGCCTTTCGATCAAATATTTGAACCGCTTAACGACAAATGGATAGCCCGTTTTTGCGAAATGATGAGCGACGCCCACGCCCGACTTTGGCAGTGTCGCGAGCATGATTCGTGCGAGCGGCTGCGTTTGCGTTCCGAGCCCGCCGATGTCTAAATTCACTCGGTCAATGATCTTCTTCGCTACGTCTGGGTTTCCAGTCGTGTCTGGTGTGTCTAAATCGTCGATTGCTATCGCTTTCGGACGCCTCCCGAGGATGTTCAGCCCTCGGATTGGGGAATCAGCACCACGGAAGCGAAGCATTGCCCGCGACGATGGCGAGCCCGGAACAGCGGGCATGTCGATTTCATCCGACGTCCAGGAGAATTTGATTGGCTCCGACGTGTAGGGCTTCTGGTTGTCGTACCGAATTCCTGACGCTCGCATTTGGTGGGCGAGCTGCGGAGTGGACCCTACGCGATTTGCCGGTACTGCAATTTCTGGGTAATAACGAAAAAACGGCTCGCTCCGAATCATCAGTTCCTTGATTGCGTTGGCGCTGTTCATGGCATCCGGTCCTGTGGCTGAGATGAATGCAATGAAGTCAATGACACCTGTTGCGATGGCTTTCCAAACCATACATCGGAGGTATGACGTTTTTCCCTCACCGCGACTCGCCAGCAACAGCTCGTCTCCCCCGTGTGTTAAAATTTCATGGAAGTCAGCAATCATCTGAGCCTGCTGCGTAGTGAATGACCGCGTGAACGGTTCGAGAATCCCGGACCTGGGCCCGCTCATCTCCCAGATCCATGCTTCGTTGTCTGCCTCAAGTTTTTCACGTCGTTGTCGCTCCGTGTCTGTTAGCCACGGGATTCTTACTGTGGCCTCTGATTCCCTTCGTCTGCGATTCGCGTCTGCCGATGCGAGCCGACGTTTTTCAATGTTGGTGAGTTCCGTTTCGTGCGATTGATTGGAATACTCGTCTTGCTTCAATTCCTTAATGAATTGTTCGAGTTGCTGCGGATTAAGTGTTTCTAAGAAGTTTTGCTTCTCGGAATCGCTCAGCGAATTGAACTGCAGTGAGAGGCTTTGATTCGGTTCGGTTATCAACGTTAACTCCAACATTCACAACGGTTGGCTGCTGCTGTTGTGCCTCTGGTGGATTCAGAGATTTGTTGTACTCCATGAATGCCAGTAATAATGCACCTGCTCTAAGTTGTTCACGCGGATCACCTTTTAACAGGATCGTTCCGGCAACCTTTGGCATGGCCTCAATGATCGCTGGCGGTATTGGAATCTCTGGATTCTTCGTCGCTCGCTTGACGGCCTGCTCCATCAGTCGCATGTCTTCGCGAGCGTGTCCCGAATCGGTCAGGAGTTCGGTTTTTTCCATGTGTCAACTATCTCCTTTGCAATAACGTTAGCTTTTGAGCTATCGATTTTCAGCGAGACTTCCTCAACATAGTCCCTATCGCACAATCGCTCATATTCGATGACAAACAAACTACGTTTGGCACACTCTTTTTTCAGATGTGCGGCCGCAAGTTCATGCGCCTCCTTCACTCGGTCCGCCAATGATCTTGCACATGTCGCTAATCCCGCATCCCTACAGGAATTCCAGATAGCGTCGTACCACGACAACACTCTTGCGCGTTTTGGCGGGAACGTATTTTCGTATCTCCGGATTAGAGCGAAACATTCAAAACGATCTGCAAACCATGGCACATTGAACGCGCAGAAAACCTCCTTATTGAATTCGAACCCACGCTTCCGCCATGCCTGATACGCTGCTTCCGTTGGTTTCGGCTGAGCGATAAAGTGATACCGCGAAACCATTTCACAGCCGAAACCGTCTTCAATTTCTGGTATTGGATTACATATCGGATTGAAGAATTCCTTCTCCCAATATCGCCAGCCTGTTGCCCGGGCTACAGCTCCGGCCAACCAATCGGAACCGCTACTTGGCAGCGATAACAACAATCTCGACTCGCTCATTAAAATAGCTCTAACCAAAGATGAATTGCCTTGCCAACCGTACTCCAGTATCCGTGTTTTTCTGTTAGTTCCTTTGCGATTTCTGCCATGCACTCAACAGCAGTGTTTCCTGTCAGTTTAATCTTATCTATCACCTGCCATGCGGTTTCATTCTCTCGTATACCCGGCGACTCCTTCACGAGATTTGCAAACACGTTGCTTGCTCTAGAGTGATGCACGAATGGCTCGCCATTGACTACACTCCATCCAAGATGGTCGCAAATATGTTTAGCGATTAGCCCGCACCAAATATCATCAAAGCGGCTGAAC